CATTTACCCCACCTCCAGCGTGTCGAAGGTCTCCCGCGCGGCCACCATGGCGATCGCGTCGGCCGCGGTGGAGGACAACTCCCACTGCCGTTGGTGGTAGCTCGCGCCCGCCGGCGTGATCTCCACCGTCGGCTCCACATCTCCGGCGGTGCCGAGGGAGAAGGAAAGTGCGGGGACGAAGCCGCCAAGGTCGTCACGCCAGGTCACACCAACGGACGACTCGGAACTGACGGCCCCGCCCCGCCTAAACTGGAAATGCGCCATCAACGGCGCCTTCTGGTGAAGCACGCCGTGGTCGACGAACCCCGAGCGCGCCCGCCAGAAGATGGGGTCACCGAGGTCGGTGTACGCCTGGAACGAGAGGCGCGCGATCGTGCCGTTGGCGAGGCCCACCAGGTAGAGACCCTTCTCCCGCCAGTAGTAGAAGGTCGTCGGCCTCCAGGGCCCCAGCCGCCCCGCGGTCCACCCGTGCCACTGCGACCAAGTCTTGGTGCTCATCTCGATCGCGAAGGCGCGCCCCTCGGTGGGGAACACCCAGCCCAGGCAGTCGTGCTGCCCCGCCGCCAGACGGAAGCCCCAGGCGTCGTCGAGCACCGTCAGGGCCTCCAGTTGGTTCTGGATGTCCTTGCTGATGATGCTGCTGTCGTCGAAGTCGTGGGCGTCCGACATCACGATTCGCCGGCGGTCATCGACCCACGCGTGCAGGTTGTTCCACCGGACCACCGATCGGGGGGCGCCACACCCGACCTCGATCGCCGAGGTGGGGGAGAAGGTGCTGTCTTGGTCGGGGGCGAAGGTCTCCACGGTCTCCTCGCCGAACGCGTACAGTTCCCGGGTGGCCGACGACAGGGTCACCAGGGCGTCGTTGCGGGCCTCCGCCTCCTCGAACTCCAGGGCGTCGTCCCAGACCTCGGCGTCCGTCTCCAGCACGCCCGACCAGTCGAATTCGCCGCTGTTCGGCTTCGACAGCACGATCCGCCGGGTCAGGATGGCGATCCCCGTGGCGTTGGGCGGACTGCCGCCGAGGCGCGAGGACACGAACGCGATGCTGACCTTCTGTGGTGCGCCGCCGGCCACAATCACCAGCACGGTCCCCGTGGCGGCGGCAGTGGGCCGCATGTCGCCCTCCAGAAGGGAGTTGCCCCCGTCGAGGGAGAGCGACGCCACGGTGTTGTCGGTGGGATTGAAGGCGAAGATCTGCCCGTCGGCGGTGGTGTAGATGAGCCGGTCCTGGAAGGCGATCATCATGGTCACCGCGCCGGTGCTCGGCGGGGCCGCGGGGAAGTCGCTCCAGGCCACGATCCCCGGGCGCGCGCGGATGACATTCGCCCGGTCCACCAGGGCGTTCGTGAAGTACGGCGACGCGCCCGACAGCTCGTCGAGCCCGCTCTTTTCCCCGGTGAACGGGATGTCTTTTACGTCGCTCATCACATGTCCGCCGGGGCGCCCCCCACGAGCCGGAACGACCCCGAGGTGGGCGTGCCGACGTACAGGAATTCGAAGATGCGCCGCTTCGTGGTGGCGATGCTGGTGATCGCCGGTCCAGTGAAGCCCGTGGACAGGGTCACCGCAACGCCGTTGGCCGACTGGTTGTCGATCTGGACGAGCAGCCGCATTCCCTGGTGAACGGTGTTCGCAAAGGCCGAATAGGCCACCTGGATTACCGGCGTTCCGCTGGACGATGTGGCCACGATCTGGTTGAACTCGTAATCGGGATCCAGGGTGGCGGTTACCGTGTTCACGACGGCGATGTTCTGGGTCGTGTACCGCTGGGTGCGCGAGCCCCGCAAAACCCGGGTGGTGGCCGTCAGGGCGGTGGCCAGAAACGCCTGCTTGCCCGACCCGGCATAGGTGTTGTCGTTCTCCGTGAAGGAGACATCGGCATTCACCCGAATCGCGTAGGTGGCCGCAACGCCGGTCAGGAAGTCGCAGCCGTAGGCCTTGCAGTTGGCGGCGCTGACGTCGACGCCGTAGCCGGCCCCCGTCAGGGCGCTAATGTCGACCAGGGCGCCAATGACGGCAATGTTGTTGACGCCGAGGCTGAGGGCGCCGGTGTTGGTCGCCCTGGACTGGGTGAAGCTCCCCCCAAGGATCAGCGTGTCGGCGGCGTTGCTGGTGAACTTCGCGACGTAGTCCCCGGCGATGGCGCTCGTCGGGACCGACCAGTCACAGCCGATCACCAGGGCGCGGGACCGGATGTCCACCGCCAGGGCGAAGCCGGTGACCTGCACGTTTTGCAGCACGATCCCGGGGGTGCTGACCACCTGGAGCGGGGTTACGTTCGCCCCCGACGAGAAGGCCGCAATCTTGATATCCCGGATGAAGGGCCCGCAGTAGGAGCCTGCGGCGCCGTTGTAGGTCACCGCGACGCCGGAGGCGATGCCGGACACGATCACCGAGGCGGCCGGCCCGGCCCCCATCATGGAGACCTTCGGCGAGGTGATCGCGAAGGCGGAACCCAGGATGAAGCTCCCGCCGGGGACGAAGATGATTCCGCCACCCGCCGCCACCGCCGCATCGTGGGCGGCCTTGAAGGCGGTGTCGCAGACGGTGACGGCATCGCCCGCGGCGCCGTAGTTCACCACGTTGAAGAGCGGGAGGTTGGAGGCCGTCACCGCGGCGAAAGCGGCCTGCAGGGTCTGGGGGGTGGTGAGGCCCGTCCGCAGGATCTTGAAGTCGGTGGTGCCGGCGCTGGCGATCCAGCGGGTGAGCACCGTGTTCAGGTCGGTCACCCCACCGGCGCCCTGGCTGCCGGTGCCGAGAAGCCCGGTGAAGCTCGCGCTCGCCACGTCCACGTCGTTGTCGCTGGTGACGAGGGTGAACTCGCGGACCACCACCCCCAGCGACGAGCGGACCCGCACGAACACCGGTTCGGCGGCGTAGGCCTCGGCGCCCCCGTTGGCGTCCAGGGGCACGATCTTGGCCAGCACCGCGTTCCCGTCGGGGTCGCTGTAGGCGTAGACCGGGGTCGTGGTGCCCCGGGCGTAGATCTCGGCGGTGCCCGAGTCGGCCCCCGTGATGCCTGCGGCGAGGGGGGCGATCAGCGAGAGCGCCATCAGCGCCACCACCCCATGCCGGTGTCGACGGTGAGCCGCAGCGGGCCCCGCTGGGTCTCATCGTTCATCGCGCGATCGCGGGCGTCGTCGTACTCCTCCATCAGGGCCTTGGCCTTGACGTCCCGGTTGTAGTGGCGACAGAAGCGGCTGGCCAGCTTCAGGGTCACGGCCTCCAGGAACTTCACCGGCACGTCGATGTCCACGTTCCCGCCGTCGCTGTCGCGCAGCTTGCGGACCCGCGGGTAAGTCACCGTCGGCCAGTTGCTATCGGGCACCGGGTAGAAGTAGATCGTGATGCTCAGGTCGGGGTTCCGCTCCGGCATGTACTGTACCGGCTGCCCGATGGTGGTCGCCTTCACCGCCAGGCGGGCGTAATCGCGGCTCGTCAGCAGCTGCAGCTCGATGTCATTGCCCGCCACGTTGGTCACCACCGCCCCGTCCTCGACGTCGATGGTGTCCGCCGGGGCCACGATGAAGGTGTCGCCCGCGACCAGCGCCTGCGTGTACCGCTCGATGGCGTGCAGCAGGATCCCGTCGGCTTGCAGGGCGGTCAGGTTCATTTGCAGGAGGTCGGTTCCCACCGCCTTCTGGTCGGCCGTGGGCTGGTGGCCGGCGTTCAGCACGCCCGCCAGGTTGAGCGCGCGGGCGATGAGGGTGTCCCGCCGGAGCGTCCAAGCGCTGTTGACCGAGGTCGCCATCAGTGGCCCTTCCCCGTCCACGCCTGCGGGGCGTAGCGGTAGATGCCGCCCAGCTGGGCGGCGCGGGTGATGCTCTGGTAGCGGTTCAGGACTGCGTCGGTGTAGGGCTGGAAGGACAGCCCGCAGATGCCCAGCGGCCCGAGCCAAAGCATTTGCCCGTCCCGCGGCTCGCAGCCCTCCCGCCACCGGGGGCGCGGCACCTCCAGGGCGTCCTTCAGCTGGCCGAAGGTCGCCTGTTGCCGGGCGGAGTAGAGAGGCGCCAGGAGGCCCGCCGTCGCGAGGTCATAGAAGGACGAGCCGTTGCGGTGGACCGGCGAGACCCCGCTGCGCACCTGTAGCAGGGTGGCGAGCGCCAGCCTGGGGTTGTAGTCGCCGCCGGCACCGGCCCAGAGCCCGCGGTCGTCGGGAATGGCGTGGACAACGCCGTTGAACTGGCGCGAGTACGTGGTGAGGCCGAAATTCCCGTTCGTGATGAAGCTCATCAGCCAGTCGAAGAGCGCGGTTACGGCTCCGTCGCCCGACACGGCCCGCAGGGCCCGGAGCGCCACCGCCCAGCCGCGCGATGTGATGGTGGTGCCGCCGCCCGGGAGCGACGCATTCGCGAACTGCCAGGAGCCGCGCCCGGTGATCCCCTGCTTCACGGCCGGGTAGGCGTCGAAGAACTCCCGCGGGGTGTCGCTCGACAGGCCGTTGACCAGGGCGCCGTCGTCGACCGACCAGGTTGCCGTCGTCCAGAACGTGAGGGCCTCGGAGATGGCCGTCGACACCGTGGCCGCCCGGCTCGCGTTGAAAACGGCGGCCGTGCTGGTCGAGCCGATCACCTCGTCACCGGCGACCGCGCGGAACGCCGCGAGGAACTCCAGGGCGATGAGGTCGCCCGGGTAGTAGCGGTGGTCGAAGTCGTAGGGGCCGCCCATCGACGTGATCTGGTGCGACCAAGCCCCGAAGTGCTTCACCGAGGTGCCGGCGGCGTCGGTGCTGCTGGGGCGGTAAACCAGCTTGTCGCCGCACTGGGCGGAGCGGACGAACCACGCGCAGGCGCGCGCGCCGTTCAGATACTTGGCCGTGCCCAACACCTGGTAGGCGCGAAGGAGCGCCAGACCGGCGGCGCCGCTGTCCTCCGAGGAGTAGATCTCCGAGCCGCCCGCGTCGTCTCGGTTGAAGGCGCCCCAGGGGAGATCCGCGTTGGTGAAGGCGCCCCCGGCCGGGCCGCCCTTCATGCCGGTGTAGAGGTAGTCCCCCAGGATCCCAAGGACGGTGCGGGCCAGGGTCAGCCAGCGCGCCGGCCGCTTGTTCTCGGCGATGAGGTCGTAGAGGTAGAGACACGTCCACGCCGCCGATTGCCACCGGGAGCCGGGGCTGGTGATGGGGACGCCGGCGCCGTTGGTGACGTCCAGGGTCTCCGCCGGCGCGCAGGCCGTGACCAGGTTCAGCAACTGGGCCTCGGGGATTTCGTAGGTGTCGATCGGGTTCCAGGGCTTCGCGCTGGGGATGGCCGTCGGGGCGCCGAGCGAGTGATACGGCACCTTGTCGAGCGTCTGGTGGGGGATGTAGCTCGGGTGGCGGTCGCAGATCCAGACGCCGTCGGCGACGCGGAAGCCTTTCCCCGGGCGGAGGCGTCCGCACACATCGCAAACGCGGCCGAAATCCTCGCCGCTGATGTAAGCCTGGTAGCCCATCAGGCTGTGAGCACCAGGCGGGACGCCCCGCTCTTGTCCTTGGGCAGGATCCGATAGCTGGAGCCGGTGGCTGTGAAGGCGTCGGAGCCGTTCAGCAGCGACACGTTTTGGGCGAAGAGCCGGGTGATCGCGGCGGTCCCCTTCAGGGCGTAGTCGCCCCACCCGACGGCACCGCCGTCGAAGTTCACGTCATACAGCCACAGCGCCGTCATGGCGTTGGCCACCTCGATGCCGATGGCCGGCTGGGCGGTGACCACGGTCCCGGTCGATAGAAATGTGCAGTCCTCGACGCGCGCCGTGCCCGCGCCGGTGATGAACTTCACCGCGGCGGCGGTGTCGAGGGCCCCGCAGTCGAAATCGCAGCCGAGGATCTGGCACTCGGCCCCGGCCACCCGGATGCGGGCGGT